TAACGCCCGCAATAAAGAACAAAACAACATAATTACACTCGGTATCCTCCTCACCAGTAGAAATTTTCCGTTTCTCCTGGACTGGGACTGATACTTCTCGTGAAGGTCTCGGTCTTTCAATAGGATCTTCGTCTAAGGGACAATACCCTATCATATACTATATTTTACAAATTAATTTCGACCGACTTTTTCTTTCGCCCGCGTTTACCCTTGGTCTGGGTAACTTTCACTTCACGAACATCACCGTCTTCATCTCCCCCTTCAACGTCACCTGTATCTGGTGCTTCTGCAATATCCGAAACGTCATCGTCGTCGTCGTCTACACTAGGTGGTTCCTGGGGTGCGATACTCGTCGTGTTCATGGGTGGTGTTGGTGGCATCATAATGTTACCCATGAGACTCGAAATATCGAACCCTGGTCCCTGCATTTCGCGTCGTCCACCTTCGGAAGAAGGTTCTCCCGATTCACTTTGTTGAGATTTCGATACCGTATTCTGAACTGCGGACATCATATTCTGAACCAATCCTGGGTTTTGTTTAATCACGTCGTTCATGTTCGGCATAACAGATTTGAACATACTATTTGTTAAATGGAACATCATAGCTGAACCACCAAGCATCATAATAAGTTTCACTTCTGGTGCAACGTGCATTTTCGTTCTATACTTAACGTATAACTCCTCGAAAACTTCATCGTAATCGTCGACGTTTTCCATGACGTTTTCGGACCAACCGTCGAGTTGGATCTCAAACGGGTTATACTTTTTATTTAAAAACTCGAGACCCGTCGTACATGCAATAAGCATACGTCTCGAAAACTTAATCGACTTATCCACATCTATGCTATACGTAATTCGTTTAACTTCAGTTCTGAGCTCATCTATAGGGGAATAGGCATTTAAACGCTTGTTCACAGTAAACCCCTTTTTTTCCAAACGTCCAAGTTTATTAACTAAATCGGCTTTCTCTTCATCTATTGTTTTAAACCCAGGAGACGGTTTTTCTTCCTCTTCCATGGCGTACCCACCTCCTCCGCCACCACCATACTCCATTTCAGGTTCGTCGTCTTCGTATTCACCATAATCTATAGGTTCTTCGCGTGGTGGTGCTGATGGTTGCGCCTGTTTACTCGGGTTAACAAACGAATCAATATCTTCCTGAAACATTTGTGGTTGCGGTGGTGTAAACTGGGTTTTCATCCTCGAAATCTGCTTTTTTACAGGCTGGTGTCTCGGAACTTCTATTTCTATTTCGTTCATCAAGGCCTGCTCGTTATCATCGAGTTTCATTATATTTGTATCTCTACGATCAAGAATAATCTCTCCGTCCATTACTCTTTATGTTGAAACTATTCTAATCTCTTTAACGCACTTTATAAAAAATGTTGTTTCATTATAAATGAAACTCAACGCCACTAACAGAAATACACTTCGTGCTATCGTTATTGTCATCGCTCTCTTATGCGTACTTGCCATGTTACGTACCAGTGGATACCAGGCTAAAGAAATTGAAATCGAAACCGTGAACACGGGATCGCTCTTCGATATACCTTCTACCGAAGAGTGTTTGGGCACCGCATATTACTCGGACAGTAAAGGTGGTGTATGTGACGGCCAAAAACTCGTCAGAGAACAAGCGAGTTATAAGATGAAGTAAAATCTCCAGTATATATAAATGGCTTTAGTGACTAGTCAGACATCTTTACCTGATTTCGAACACGAGTATCACACGATCACGGTTGATACCATAGGTCAGGCGAGTAAAAACACGTTCACGGTTCATCTTCAACAAACACTCGAAAATGTTGTTCAAGCGAGACTCACAGCCGCACAAATTACGACGACAAATTCTAACGTATGTTATATTTCCGTGAACGAACTCGATACGAATTATTCTCAGAGAACATCCAATCTTTTTGGGTACGAAGGTCAATCATCCTTGTCCAAAGTAAACAACTCTTTCGGAAGTTTAATCAGTGGAAGTGGGACAGCTTCAGAAATCGTTTTTAAAGATAATTACCCTGTCGTACAACAATATTCGACACCTATACGAAAGATCGATAGATTAACGTTTAGTTTGTATAACCAGGATGGTAATACCATAGAAGGTACAAAAGATAACTTTTTTATTTTTAGATTCGTGTGTAAACAAAAAAATTTACCACCGTTTCAGGGTAGTAAATAACGCATATTTTTAACCTTTTCTTATTATAAATGTCATCTGGTATTGTTCAACTCATTGCAATTGGTGCTCAAGACGAACACATCATGGGCGAACCAGAAATTTCGTTTTTTACATCAACGTTTAAACGGCATTCTAACTTTTCACAGTCCGTAGAGAAACAGACCATACAAGGGGCTGTGAAAGGCAATTCCATGTCATCCATTCGATTTGATAGAACGGGTGATTTACTAGGGTACACGTACCTTACCATAGATAATAATACACAGGCACTTGACATTCAGCGCTGGGACACGCTCGTAGATAAAGTTGAACTTCTCATTGGTGGACAAGTTATAGATACACAAGACGCTATTTTTACGGAAAAAATAGCTATCGATACGTTTGCAACGAATGTATCAAAAAGCGCTAACGGTACACACCCAGGTGTAAGCGCACGTTCGTATTTTTACCCGTTCCGGTTTTTCTTTTGTGAAGGTCCACAGTGTGCTTTACCAATAGTTGCCTTACATTACCATAACGTAGAATTACGTATATATTGGGGCCCAGATGCAGGTAATTATAATTTTGAATGCTATTCAAACTATTATTATTTAGATAACGAAGAGCGCGGTAACCTCGTTTCTCGTAACCATAATCTAATCATTACTCAAGTTCAAAAAAGTATTCCATCAAACGAACTTTCACAAGAACTCACGTTTAATCACCCAGTTAAGTATATCGCATCTTCGGATACAACAACCGAAGGTGCTTTAACGTCAACAACCAATAAAATAAAAATTGAAATAAACGGTTTAGATATTGGTAATTTTAAGTGGGCAAAACCACATTTTATAGACGTTATGAACTATTACCATACAAATTTTGTTACTTCGCCCGATTTTTTCTTATACTGTTTTTGTTTATCAACGAGTTCACTCCAGCCGACAGGAACACTCAATTTTAGTCGTTTAGATTCAGCAAAAGTTATTAGCCAATCCATGATCATTTCCGACCCTATATATGCAGTAAACTATAACATACTCCGTATCGAAAATGGTATGGCTGGTCTTATCTACGCAAATTAAAATACGTACCTATATTAAATGGTTAAAAACATACCGACCATCGAGCGGTCTACCAAAATCCGGTTTGGTAAACACGCTACGGACGACCAGGCTGAAAACACGATCGTATTTAATGCCTCTAACGTTGCTATAGACGCATCTAATGCGGGTGGCGTGTATATGACGCCACTACGTCAAGCAACTATAGGGGGTGCAACTTTTATAGGTTACGATTATACGACCAAAGAAATCGTCGATACGACCGTTTTAACATCACTTTTAGGTGGTATTAGTTTAGACGATGTTACAAAAGAAGGGAACGTTGTCTCCAATGGTATACCACACTTTGCTAACGTAACAACTGCGTTTACCACTTTACCCGGTTCTAATGTAGGTATATCAAACACAAATCCACAACACTTATTATCGGTTAGTGATTCTGTATTTTTTTCAAATACGGGTGAAGAGGCTATAAAAGTCGAAGGTAATGTACGCGCCCAACGCTTTTTTTCTGGAACACAAGTTACCATAGATTCAGGTGCAATTGATTCTAAACTTGTAGTTTCGGGTAAAATAAAAACGACCAGTCTTGAAAGTACCGGCGCAATAGGTATATCCAATAATAACACGTTAACTAAAAAATTATCTATAGGTTCACACACGTTCGTAGATGACCCCGCAACAACGGGAAATACAATAACAACATCTGGTAACGTAAGCGCTGCGTTTTACCACGGAGATAGTTATTATCTTTCAAACTTGAATTTAAACAATATCGTTTTACAAGGTAATACGACCGGTTCTAGAACTGTTCAGTTTAACTATGCAGATGGTCCAGCTTTGATTACGAACGGTAACGTTGGTATACAGAATACATATGGTATACACACGTTAGATGTTGGTTCGAACTTATTCGTTGACGATATAGGTTCGGATATATTAAACGTTACAGGTAACGTTAACGCGACGAATTATTTAAAATCAAAAAAGTTAGAAGTTAGTGAAGATGCGATTATTTCGGGTAATCTTACGGTTGAAGGTACGACGACATTCATTGATACCATAAATACGGTATTTAAAGATCCAATCATATCCCTCGCGAACAATAACCCGAGTGCGTCTACCGATATTGGTATTATCATGCAACAACCCAATAGTAATGCAAACCCAACCGTAACGTTCCGAGGCGATGAAAATGAAATGATGATTGGATACACATTAAATAGTGCGTCAGATACTGAAATCGTACCGGATTTGTCTAACGTTATAGATTTACACGTCTACGGTAACATAATAGCACAAAACAACTTAACACTCACGTCGGGTGAATTGACGGCAATTACTTTGAATGGTAACGTGAATGCATCCGGAAACATAGAAACAACGTCCGGATTCTTTAAAGGTGACGGTGGTATTCTCTCGAACGTCACTCTTCAACAAGTCACGGATGCGGGTAATACGACATCAAATACGGTTCAGTTTACAAACGCACACACGGCGTTTACGACCGATCTTACGTCTAATGTAGGTGTTAAACTCAACCAATTAGCAAATGTAACACTGGAAACCGATATAACTTTAGAAAATGAACAAATACTCGTTTACGATGGATCAAACTGGACGAACCAAAATTTAAATCATACATTTTTACGTGTTAAAGCTGACGAAGCTATTCAAAAAGGTAACGTCGTGTATGTAACTTCTTCAACGGGTAATGACACGTTTAATGTTAGAAAAGCAAACGCTGATGATAGTTCAACCATGCCTGCTATAGGCGTAGCTTATCAAGACTTAGCCGAAAATGGTCAAGGTTTAATTGTTTCATTTGGGCGTGCAGATGGTATGTTACTCGACGATTTTGTTGAAGGTGAAACTGTATATGTAAGTAATGTTGGTAATGGTTTGGTTTCAAATGTTAAACCACTTGCATCAACCGATCTCATACAAAATGTTGGTATAGTTGTTAAGTCACATGCATCTTCCGGTATTATTTCCGTGACGGGTGTTGGTCGTTCGAATGATATTCCGAACGCAGAGGAAGTTTATGCACAACCAACTTACGTTTACGTGAACAGTTCGGGTAATGAACTCAAAAAGATAGACCCTACAATTCTAAATGCAAATAACCAAACTTTGGATATGGTTACGTCGTGGAGTAACTCAACACAAAATACCATACAATCAACACACGCAACAACCGGTTTCATATCATCGGGTAACGTTCACGTTGGAAGTAATATTTTTGTTTCCGGTATAAAAGATCCTTTGGGTAACGGTCTCAGTTATATACCCATGATTGAAAAGGGGACGGGTAAACTTATTCGTTCACCCGCACATGTAGATAATGACGGTACATATATTATAAACGCACCAAATGCTGAGTTTACGGGTAACTTATCGTTTACCGGTAACACATACGTTTTCGAGTCAAATACGGTAGTTATTAACGATCGTATCTTAGGTATCGCGAATAACAATACGTCGCATACACTCGATGTTGGTATAATCATGGAACACCCGGGACATAACATTGCATTTATACACCACGGCGAACCAGAAGGAGAAGACTTACACGAACACGAAATGGTACTTGGGTATACACAAAACACGGTATCGGATAATCATGTTCTTGATGATGCAAATATCATAACGTTCCGAGTTTTAGGTAATGTCATCGTACAAAACAGTTTAACACTCACGTCCGGTGATTTAAAGGCTATTACTGTAAACAGTAACGTCGTAGGGGATAATGTAAGTGTGATTACTTTGAATGGTAATGTCTCGGGGGATAATGTGAATGCAATTACACTTTATGGTAACGTCTCAGGTGATAATGTAAGTGTGATTACTTTGAATGGTAATGTCTCGGGGGATAATGTGAATGCAATTACACTTTATGGTAACGTCTCGGGGGATAATGTAAGTGTGATTACTTTGAATGGTAACGTCTCGGGGGATAATGTGAATGCAATTACACTTTATGGTAACGTCTCGGGGGATAATGTAAGTGCGATTACTCTGAATGGTAATGTTGTTGGGGATAATGTGAATGCAATTACACTTTATGGTAACGTCTCGGGGGATAATGTAAGTGCGATTACTCTGAATGGTAATGTTGTTGGGGATAATGTGAATGCAATTACACTTTATGGTAAC